ACTCCAATCAATATAGTATTATATATATATTTATATAATTTTAAAGTATCAATAATAGGATATATTCTTTGCAAGTTCCATTCATCGCATTTTACATTTAAAATAATTTCATTTTCCTGTTTGTAAATATTTGCTGAAAATTTATCAAAATATATTCTATCTTTTATTTTTTCAATTTTTTCAATTTTAAATTTTTCAGTTAAAACTTGCACTAATACTTTTTCTAGTTCCGCATTATTCATCTTTTATTTCTGTAACACTATCAATATATATTTGATCATAGTTATCTTTAATCCCAGCAAAATTTTTTTTCCAATTTTCAAGTTCACTTTCTTCAATAGTTATTTCAGTACTTAAATTTGCATGTTCCCATTCAGAACCATTAAACCACGTGTATTTAACTAAATATTTTTTAATCATTATCTTTATCTCCTTTACTTATTAAATTTAAACAGTCTTGATATGCATCAATCATTCCTACTAAATAATCTTTTGCATTTTTATCATTACAATTATGCAAATCTTCTTCACATAATTTTATTTTTTGATTTAATAAATCTTCTAATTTTATTGATGATTTCATTTGTAATACTCCTCACTTTTTTTAATATAATCATTAATATCATAATCATCAGCAGCTAATTCTTCTTTTCTTCTATTTTTGGTTCATTAGTACCAGTTAGCATTTCAGGTACTTTAACATTAGCACTTCTTGAATATTCTATTTTAAATTTGTTTGCATCTAATATAACTTTTGCATTATTAACAATTTGTTCTGCTAGATCAACCATTGCATTAGTTCTTTTTATTTCTTTTGTTAATTTTTCATCACTGATTCCATCAGCATTTAATCTTTCCATTTCTTCAAATAAATGATTATTCAGATCTATTAATTTATTTCTTACTCCACTCATTTTATTTTTATTTTCCTTTCTCTTTGTTTTCTTGATTTACAATTATTCAATCGTAATATATTTAATCCTGTTTTAGTCAAATCTATATCATCAAATCTTAAATTGTAATATGATAAATATATATTTTCATTGATTGTTACTAACAATAAATTATTTATATCAAAATTCATAGTGTTGTTATCAGCAAATATAATACGACCATTCTTAGGTATTTCACCGTGATATTGTTGCCAAATTAGTCTATGTTTAAATTCCCATACATCAGGCTCGCCAATTTTAACAACTATAAACATTCTACCATCTTTTGTAGTTCTCATAATTTCAGTTCCAACTGGTTTTGTTTTAAAACTTATCATACCTTTTTTAAATCTACCATTATTTGGTAAACTTGAATCTAAATTACTAAACCCTCTATTAGTTTTTTTTATTCCTAAACGGCTTGCTTTATGATTTATCATTTCAGCAGTAAAATTATAATTAAATTCTTTGCTTAATATTTCAGCACATTTTGCATAACTATATTTTGGAACTAGCTCTTTTAATCTATCTATCATTTCTAAAGTATAATATATTCTAGTATTATCTTTAGTAAAATCGTGTTTGCTTAATCTATATGCTTTATGCCATACGCTTTTTTGTGTTTTATTAGTTCCAAAGACTTTATTAAAATCATTTGTTAAATCTTGAATCGAATTAGTATTTGATGAATTATAATTATCTTTTAACCATTGCTCCATCTCAGGTGTAAAATCACTGTTGGGGTTTAATAGCTTTTGTCTTGACAACTCTGCGTTTAAAGAATTAATAGTTATATTAGTATTAAATTTTAAATTAAATTTTGATAATATTTCTTTTCTATCTATATTGAGATTAAAATTATGTTTTAGCCATTTTCTTTCTTCATCAGTCCATTTATGCTTATTCATTTTGATCTCCTATTTTTAGGTTTTATAATAAACTTTTTCTATTTTTTCTATATCATCATTTAAACAAGTATTTTTACCATTCATAAAATTTTTTATAGTGGTTCTATTTACATATAATTTTTTACTTAAAGATAAAAAATTTTTTGCTTCAATCTTTTCACCATTCTTTTTATAAGCTACTATTTTATAATCTGATTTTGATTTTAAATAAATTACTTGATTTACTATAATTATTGATTCAAATTTAATTTTAGGTTTTCTATATTTTTTTAACTTTTTCTTTAATATTCTTTTTTGTTTTAATGATTTATCTTTTATTAATCTAAAAAATGTTCCACGAGAAATACCAAGTAATTCAGATGCTTTAGTATATGTAATTTTACGAGAAACATATTGACTTAAAACATCATCAGTATTAGAAGGTAATTCCACTTGTGGTCTACCAAATTTTACACCTTTTTCTTTAGCAACTTTTATTCCTTGAGTTTGTCTCTCTTTTATTTTTTGCCTTTCTTTTTCAGCAACATAAGCCAACACTTGAAGTATAATATTTGATAAGAATTTACCTTCAAGTCCATAGCCACCATTTCTAGTATTCAGCATCGGAAAGTCTAAAACTTGAATATCACATTTTTTATCTTCAACAATTATTCTCCATTGTTTTAAAATTTCTTCATAGTTTCTACCTAATCTATCAATAGACATAATAATCAATAGATCATCCTTTTTTAGTTTTTTTAATAATTTTTGATATTCATCTCTATCTTCAAAATTCTTTCCTGATTTCTTTTCACAATAGATTTTATCAATATTATAATTTTTAAATTCTTCAAGTTGTCTATCTAAATTTTGCTCTTTAGTTGAGACTCTTGCATAACCATATATCATTTTAAATCTCCATTTTAATCAAAACACCTAAACTTTCATAATGTTATAATCCTAATTGTTTTATATTATAATTTCTATAAATAGGCATTTTAACAAATAATTTTTTATCATTATCTATACATGGAGTACACTTATGTGCACCATCTTTTAATATAAATTTAATAAAGCATTGTCTATTCTCTATATCAAAATCTTTACATATATAGAGTATTTTATTTTTCCCAATGCGATCAATATATTTTTTTAAATAATTTACATCTACTTTATTTAAGATGTTTGGTTTTGTATCATCCCTACCAATTTCAATTTCTTGATCTAAAAATTTATCGCTAAATAAATCCTTATGGTAGACCCAACAGTTTTTATCTGCAATACAATCTATTATTTTAAATGGGCAATTTTTACATCCACAATCAGGGCATACATTTTTCATATAATAATTATATTGTCTCTTAGTCATATCTCTTAATTTAATTTTTCTTTTCATTTTCTTTTATCTCCTTTTCTTTTTAGTTCTTTTATTTTTCTTGGATATGTAAATTGCAGTTCCGTTGTTTTTCATAAAACATCTAAAATCATGCAAATACCACCTATCAAACATTTTCATTATTTCCTATTGTATATTTAACTCCAATTTGATGTTCGTTTTCTAAAAACTTAATAATTTTTTTACATTCTGGACATGCTATATAACTATATCCATCAAGTCTTTTTTCTTTAGAAGTAATATCTTCATCTTCAAAATTAAATTTGCAAAAGCAAAACGGACAACTAATCGAGAATCTTCTTTTAGCTCCAGTAAGCATTCCATGTTTTAATATTTCTATCATAATCTTAGCTCCTTTAATGTATATAAATGATTTTCTTTCATATTTTTATACATATCTTTTTGAAAAATTGGCAATTTTATAGTTTTTCTTTTTGATTTATTAAAATTAACGACAATTGATATAAAGCAAACATTGTCATATATTGCTTTTACAATACAAAAAACTCTATCTCTAAAAGGTTTAATAATATTACTTAAATACTCTTTTTCAGTTTTATTAAGAATATCAGATTTTTTTAATGCTATGCAAATTATTACATCATATTCATTATAGCTAGGTGCAACAATTAAAACTTCATTTTCTTTATATTCTGTATAATCAGTAATAAGTTTTTTCTCTTCATATATTCCATCCAAATAAACCTTAATATCAGTGCTTTGTGGAATTGCCCTCAATAATTCTTTTAGCTTCATTTTCTAACTCCTCTTTTGTCAATGCCCAAGTTAACTTGTAATCAGAAACTCTTACAGACTTATTCCAGTGATACCCATTGATAGCTTCATCGAGAAAGCAATTTAGAACCATATAGAATGGTGCGTAGCCAACCTCCAATGTGTGAATGCGGTATTTGTAAATTCCTTTTGGGTATGAATTGTTATCTGAATTGATTGCATAAATTTCGCCATAGAAACAATCATCATATTTCACTGCAGTCATTGCCTTGAACAATGTAATCAAATCAATGCCAAGTTCTTGCTCAATATCTTCTAATTGACCTAACTTATCTATTGCATTATGTATCATAACATCATCTTTTATTTGATATTTACCTTCATTGATAAGATGTGATGTTTTCAAATCAAAACCTAAAGATTCGCATATTTCCTTTTCTATTTCTTTTTGATTTTTCTTTTTCGTTAATCTATCTTCATATTCAAAATGCTGCATTTTTATTTTTCCTTTCATACAATTTATTTATAAATATATTTCCAAATATTTTCACTTATACATTTATGTGATATTAAATCATTTAAAGTATTTACTTGTTCTTGAGTTATTTTAATAGGTGTAAACGCATAACTATACCATAGCATTATTAAATGACATTTCTCACAAATATACTCTATTGAAAGATCTTTAGATAAATTATTTAAATCTTCATCGCTTAAATTAAATTCTCTTTTAAAAATCTCAATAGCTTTTCTTTCGTGTGAAGGAACTGCATATTCTACTTCTCCATTAGGCAAGACAATTACTTCACAATAGTTTATAAAATGTTTTGAATGTACTTCCACATCGAATTTACTATGTAAAATTTCATTGTCGGTTTTACCAGTTTTACTCATTTTTCTTTTATCTCCTTTAATTCTGGATGATATTCTTCAAGCTCGTTAAATTCTTTAATATTTTTTTGATATTCTTCAGTTTTAATAAATTCATAGTATAAATCAGCACAAAGATTATTGAAAAGTTGAATTACAGGCTTTTTCCAAGTGTTTTTTCGTTTTGCACATGCAATAACTAATCCAGTTTTAATATCAATTATAACTCCATTTCCCTTTTCATCTTTATATATTGCTAAATCAGGGTTGATAAAATTTTCAGCTTCTATCTCTTGTTTATATTTAATGCCTTTAACTTTTATTTGTTTGTATACTTTAATTTTTTCTTTTTTTATTTGCTTATACAGTTGAATTTTTCTTTTCATTCTAATACCTATCCTAATTATTTTCTTTATTAATTAAATTTCTTATATATTCAAATGCTGTTCCAGTTTCATCTTCATAGTTATGTTTATAATAACAATCATATTGATACATTACCCAGCATAAAGCTCCTCTTTCTAAACTAAGTCCTTCTACTTCTGCTAACATATCAAATTGTTTTCTATGAGTTTTTGCTTCTCCATATTTATTTTCAAAATAAAATGCATCGTAACTTTCTTTGATTTCATCTAATGCTTTTAATAATTCTTCTTTAGTTGCCATTCTATAACATCTCCTTTAAAACTTTTATCCTAACTTCAATAGTTTTTTCACCATTTAAGATTTTGCATAACCATTCAGGTCTAACACTAATTAAAATATACTCATTATCAAATTTGTCATATACTCTCATCATATTTTGTGGTGCTTTATAAACATGATTAAAATCAGATGGTTTTTTGTATATGTAGTTAGTTAACGGTTGATTTAATTCTTCTAAATTTTTAATATGTAAAGCATAACCTTTTTGACCTATAAGATAATCATTTAATTCATTATGATGCAAACAACTTTTATCTAATAATTCATCATTTGTTAATGTAGGAGTATCAAATAAAGCAATACTACAATCATCATAATAAGGGTATTCACTTAATCTAATTTCTTCAGTTTCAACTTCACATTTAGCAACAATTTTGCCATTTAAAGGTAAACCACAACAACCAGGTTCTTTATAATGAGTAAAATATATAGGTTCATTTTCAAGTGGGAAATCATCTTTAACTAAATAAGGTTGTTTTTTTGTACAATATAATAATGCTTTTACTTTTTTCATTTTTTATACCCCCTTGCATCTTCTATTGATTCAAAAAATAATATTCCCTTTGTAGGATTATCATGATAATCGTATCGATCAAACCCATTATTATAAATTAAGTCAAAATATTTTATATTGTAAGATTTATCTTTTTCAAAAATAAGACTTTTATCATAGTATGATATTGCTTTTTTATTATCACCACTTATATCAATGACTTTAGCTTTATTTGTTCTAAGTAAGTTTGATGGATCTTGCATTTTAAATACTACTGCATCTTCTGGAATTTCCAAAGCTACAATTATATTATTTTCACATTTTGCAAATCCTAACATTTTTTTATTTGTGATAAATCCTGTTTGTACTCTATTTTTAGGGTCAAATTGAGCATATAATAAATTTGCTCTTGAGAAATCAGTATTCGTTAAATTGGCAAAACTTAAATCTGCTTCTAGTAAGTCAGCATCTATCGCATTTACATTTGTCAAGTTTGTACTTCTTAAACATGCCCATCTTAAATTTGCATTTTCAAGTCTACAATTCATTAAATTAGCGCCAGTCAAATCTGCCGATTGTAAATTTGCTCCTGTTAAATCAGCGTTCATAAGATTAGCACCATGTAAGTTTGCATCCTCTAAATTTGTATTTTGAAAATTTACATTCATTAAATAGAGATTACTTAAATCTGCGCCAGTCAAATCCATTCCACTAAGATTTGCAAAACTCAAATTAATTTTCCCTAAAACTAACCTTTCGCCCAATAAAGGATCTTTTAACCATCTTTTATGTTCTTCTAATTTCTCTCTTAATTCTTTTTCTGTCATTTTTTATTTCCTCCTATAATCAAATAAATCAATAAAGACAAAATTATTACAAATTCAACTATCATAATAATAAATAAAATATTTCTAAACATAATTACCTCATATCAATTTTGGGTCAAAATCATAATGCTTATTATTGTCTATTTCTTTAATACAGCCATTTTGAGACGCTTTTTCACTTTCTTTGACTAATTCTTCATTATTCTTAGAAAAGTTGCTTATTTGTCGTTTATTCCATAAATCAACACATTTTTTCCAATCATTAATAATCTCACCATTCTTATTTTTCCAATTATTGTTATTGTAATAATTATAAAGTTTCCTAACATCTATCTTATAATTTTTCTCTAAAGCATATTTTTCAATTTCTTCAAATGTTGGATTTTGCTTTATATTATTAATATAATTCTGTTTAATGATATTACTATTATCTTTAACATGTCTATTATTTAAGTTATCACCTAAAGAATATAATTTAGATATAGTGATATATGTTAGTATAGATGCATGATATATGTTATCTATATAATCTAAGTTATTACCATGATGAATGTTTTTCTTGAAGAAAAACATGATATAATATATTTTATTATTATTATATTCTTCCATGGAATATTTATTATAACATAAATAACTTATATAACTTAGGTTAGTAACATGATTAATATCTATTGTATCATATATATATATATTATAATAAAGGGAATTGTAACCCAGGTCAATTTGACCTGACCCCCCAGACCATTTTGACCTACCCCCCAGGTCATTTTGACCTGGGTTAACTTTCATAACTCGTGATATTCCTACATTATTTTCACAAATAATTAAATTCAAATCCTTTAATTTTTTTATGATTCTCTTTATAGAACTTTCACTTAATCCTAAAAATTTTGAAAAATATAAATTGTTTTTATCACATCCATTGCCAAGATCCAATGATTCAATTTCTACTAACATACATTTATCAGCACAATTTAACCGTTCATCAAGCCATATTTCTTTAGGTATAAAAATACCATTGAATTTTCTTTGTTCCATTTAGCAACCTCCTTTTTGCAAAATCATAATACCACAAAATATATCATCTTGTAAACAAAAAATTACTAAATTTTTTTACTAACTTTTAAAAATAAAAAAGTACTAGATTTCTACTAGTACTTTCTTTTGGATTTAGTTTTTGTATCTAAAACCAAACCATTCAAATAGGAGATGACAATAATATAATATCAAATTATCTTACAGGCGTAAATACAAATGTTTCATTTTCTTTTTTTATAATTAATGGTTGTAAACTTGCTTGATAAATAAATTCACTATCGGTACCATCGCTTGAATAAACAAATAATTCTTTTGCAGTATCTAAGTTCATTGCAAAATTATAATCATCATCTGTTCCATCTTCAAAATTACATTCAAATTCATTAAATCCCTCAGCTTTTAAATTCCCTTTATCGAAAACTACACGGATATAGCCGTTTTTAGCCCCATAGCCAACATTTTTAGCTAAATTAATATTATTTATCATTTCTTGACAATTCGTGCGTATAATCGTTGGATTTTGATTTATCTTTTCTATGTTGCCAAAAACTTGGGTAGGATACAATCCAGAAAGCAATCTACTTGTAATTTTTGAAGCACCTTGAATTGTAAAAATAAATTTGTCGGTATAATTCAGCTCAATAATTTCTTGTTTTGAATCTAATGTTGCAAAAAAATTGACTGGAACGATAATTGCAGGTTTCCTATTTAGTGGATTTTCATTATTATTTGGATTTACATAGTGATATGCTTTAAATGAATTTGTCGCATAAATATCACCAAAATTATCAATAGCAACTCCTGTTAAAACTGGTTTAGAAATAACTTGAGATGTAAACTTGCAAGCTATTTCAATTACTTTTCTATTTACTATAACTGTTTCATAAACTTCATTATCGCTTAGTAATGATGGAATTGCAGTATCTAATGTTTTTGTTTTGTATTTTTGATTTTTACCAAATTTAACAATTAATTGATTAGAAATGCTATCAAATGAAATATCAGGTTCTTTAATTGATTTGAGTAATTTTAATGTGTTTAAATCAATACCAAATTTTATTTCTCCAAAGTCTTCATCTAAAGTTGTTTCTATTACTATATTAGTATCTTTATCATAACTATATAATTTATTTTTATATATTACATTATTATCTAATTCTTTTAAATTTTTTATTATTTCAGTATTTAATATCATTTTTTGCCTTTCTATTTGAAAATTATATCTTTATATTCTAAAATTAAATATCCTTGCTTATATGCTTCTTCGTAATCCATAAAATCAAATTTTAAGGAATCACCAGTTGGAATGATGATACAATTTTTTTCTTTTTTATTAAAAAATGCATCGTAAGTTAAAATGTCATAATCTCTAATACTTATATAGCATTGTTCGTTAATTAATTGATCAAAAATGTTTGAAAAGTTTTCTAAATTATCACAATAAATTGCAACTTTTTTATTATGAAATTTATTACTTTGAATTAAATATTCAATAGAATATTGATCTTCAATTTCATTTTCAATAGAATTAAACATTTTTAACATACGATTAATTATTTCTTCTTTTGTATGTGTTTTATCAAAATTTATTTTTCCATTGTAATCTGTTAATCTTATCATAATTGATCCTTTACATTTGATAATAATGTTATTGCTGATTGCAATAATTTTTCTGCTGTAATTTTTGCTTCGTTAATAGCATAATCAGTTTTCAATTTATCTTTAAATTTAATTGCTTCTATTGAATCTCTAATTTCCACCATTGCTTGTTCAATATCTTCTAATTTTTCTTTTGTATTCATTTTTATTCTCCTTTTATTTAAGCTATATTGTTTTTATTATTTATTTCTTTTTCTAAAATGTCTTGTGCACATCCATTCATAAAATTAATTAATCCTTTTCTTAGCATAGTCTCAGCAACTACTTTCATTGGCACATTTTTATCTTCATTTACTACATCATAAATTAATTTTAAAAATTCTTCATCTATACCATTAACTTCAATAGTGATTTTCATAATAACCTCCTTTACATAAATGGTTTTAAATTTCCATTTTCAATCCAATCAATTAATTTAAGTTCTACAATAGATTGGTTACAATATTGAGTTAGGCAATGAGTTAAAGATGATGGAGTAATATTTAATTCTTTACATAATAAAATTTTATTAAATTTTACTCCTTTTTCTCTTGCTTCCATTTTTAACTTAATAAATTTTTTCTCAAAATCATTAATTTGCTTTTTTGATAACATTAGACAAACCTCCTTTCATATATTTATTTTAAATTTTTTTACTTAATAAGTCAATAAAAATAGCTAAATTATTTTACTTAATTATAATAAAAAAATCCTAGCTTTAATTTAACTAGGACTTTTACTATTTTATTTATTTTGAGTTAAAATTCTTATAATCATTTTTGGAATGTCATTATGTTTACAAAATATATATTTTATACCATATTTTTCTTCTTGCGTTTGCATTACTTTCATTAATGTTCCAGGATTAAAATTTGCAATTGGAGTACCTTTTTTATGCAATTTTGTTGTACTTTTATATCTTGGTATCTTAAAATACTGAACTCCTTTTAAATTATAAATTGTTTCATCTTCCACAAGTATATATAAATATTGATTTTTTTCTTTTGCTCTTATCATCTCTTTTCTAAATCGTTCATGATCTTTAAAACAATTATTGGCAACTTCCATTATTCCACTTTTTCTATCAACAAGAATTTGTTTGTTATCACTTAATGAATAATCAGCTGTTGGCATTGAAACATAACGATAAGAGATATTATTTTCAAAAAAGTAATCTAATATCCATTGATTTTTATTCTCATGTTCTCTAGTGTCAATGTCAAGTCTTAACATTAAATTTCCTCTCCTTTTGAGTTTATGCAATATGTTGGTATCGCAAGTTGTTGTTGAATTTGAATTTTTACAGTAGTGCTATCAATTAATTCTTTACTAAGATGTATTCCAACAATTTTAGTGCATTTTGATAAATCAAATGATTTTAAATATCTAATAGCATTATCTAAAGAACAATGAACTGTTATTTGCCTTTTATATTTTATAAATTTAGAATCATCTTCTTGCATTAATAATTTATCAATTACATTATCATTATAATTTGTTTCAATATAAACTTTTGTAAATTTCAAATTAGATAAATCATATTTCATTACTGAGAAGTCTGTAAGAAATAAAATTGTATCATCTTTATCGTGAAAGATAAAACCATAACAATCAGCATCTCCATGATAAACTTTTAATGGCATTATTTGAATTGAACCAATTATTATTATATTAGTAATTTCATCTAATAATTTAATATCTTTATTTTTAAACTTTGATAATTTTTTTTCTTTTGTTTGCTTAGTACAAATAATTGGAATATCATAATTAGCTATATAATTTATACAACTACAATGATCTGAATGAACATGGCTAACCAAACAAGCTCGAATGTTTGTAATGCTTATTCCAATTTTCCTTAAACAAGACATCATATAAGTATAATTAACTCCACATTCTAACATTATATTCGTTGTACCATCTGAAACAATATAGCAATTACCATCTGAACCACTACCAAATGATTTTATTCTTATCATTTAATTATTTCCTTATAAAAATTATGAGGACAATTAGTCCTCATAACCAAAATTCAATTCAATTTCTTCACTTTCTTTTACTTGTTCTTGAGGTTTTTCGTTTAAGACTTCACCAGAATTATCATCAAAACTTAAATCTAATTTTTCTGTAGACATTGTTTCTTCTACTGCTTTTGCAGCTTCCTTAGAATCTTTAATTTTATATTCCTCAGGTTTTGCTTCAATAATATCAAATTGTTCTTCGACACTTTGTAAACCCATTAAAATTTCAGGGCAAAATTGCTTTCCAAAAAATGATGCAGCTCTATATCTAATCATTAATTCAGGCATTGTTTTCCATTTACTTCCATTTTTAGAAATCCAGCCTTCTGAATTTGCCATTTCCCAAGTTACTGGAATACTTTCACATAATGTTCCATCTTTAGATGTTGCATAGGCAATACAAGTTAAGGTGTGGTCTTTCCAAGAACCAGTAATTCTATAATTTAATGGTGTTTTAAATCTACCACAAGTATTAATAGCTGAAATGATGAATTGAGAACTCCAAGCAGGTCTACCTTGAATAATATTCAAAGATTGCATAACTTGGAATGGATCAGCGTTCATTCTTTTTGCCATTTGAATAGCAATAAAACAGTTGCTACCATTATTTTGATATTCCTTTGGAACAATAGTTGATTTTGCATAAAATTGTGCTTGTTTGAAAAGCATATTCATAAGGTTTTTTTGAGCTTGTGCTTCTTGCATTGCTGGTGTTAATTTTCCAATTTCTGCAAGAGATAAATCTTGTTCCTTTGTATTTTGTTCATTTTCCATTTTATATTCCTCCTTATATATTTTTAAAATGGTAAGCCATTGTTTGTTTCAATGGCTTTATTTTCTTTAGTTTTACTTATTTGTTTTTCAAAATAAGAAATTGATTTTTGATTATAATCAAAATATAAATAATATAATTCTTCATAAAAGATTTTCCAACAATTTGAATCATGCAATCTTTCTAAAAATATTATTTCCGTTTTTGAATAGCCTCTTTGTTTTATTGTTTTTAACAAATGTTTATAATAACAAGCACCAAATCCAATTTTGAAATTATAATTTTTTTCTTTATTTGTTGAAATGTATTTTTCATTATCAAACCAACAAATAGTTTTATTTGCACTTTTATTAAAAATTGCTCTATCAGAAACCCACTTATGATTTGTTAAATCAGCAAGTGGTTTATATTTTTTAGATTTTGCATCAAAAATATTAAGTGTTGTAGGCATTTCTTTTTGAGCTTTTTCAATTAGTTTTCTAGTTTTACCAACTTGTCTATCACCAGCTTGTAGTATTATTATTTCATCTTCATTATCTTCAACAGTGTCATTTGATAAAAAAGGTAATGATGCAAATTCTCTCATATTATTCTCCTTTGATTTCTTTTAAAACTTTTAATTGTCTTTCGCTTTCATCAGTTCTATCTACACAAGTAAAGAAAACTTGAGATGATGAATTAGATAAAATATTATTCAATGCTTGTTTACCTATATTATCGCTAATATCAAAGATAATAGGTAAAGCACATCCACCAATAAACTCTTTAATTTTTTTAATAATTAAGACACCAATTTGTAATTTATTAGCTGTATTCATAGAATTATATTTTACACCTTTTAAAGTTGCATAACATACTTCTTTAAAATTATCACTTGTTTTATATTCTTGTATAAATTCAAAGTCGACTTCATCACCAAATATTTTATGAATTTGATTTTTTGTTTCAATGATTTTATCTTTTTTGAAGTCTTTTGCAACTTGTATTTTATGTTGTAATTCTTCTTTTTCTATAAATAATTTTTTCTTTTGGTCAATAGCATTTTGATAATTTAAAGATTCATTATAATTAATTATCATTTTGTTAATCTCTTCATCTAAAGCATTTAATTTAGAATTATATTCATCATTATATTTTTGCTTATTAATTTCATATTGAGTAAGCTGTTCATCGTATTGTTTTTTTGTAGCTTCAATTTGTGATTCCAATTCAAGTGTTTTAGAACTTTTTTTAATTTTGTTAGGATCATTTAATAATTTTTCTAATTGTGTTTTTAAATTTGCAAGATCTAATTTTTGAGTTTTCATTATTTCAATTAAATTATTAGTATCATCTGTATTTATATTAAAATCATTTTCATATTGAGAAAGTTCTTCAGCTCTTCTATTCAATGAGCCTTCTTTTTCTTTAATATCATTTGCTTTTTTTTCATTAAACTCATTTAAACCTTTTTCATTAATAATAGTATGACAATTAGGGCAAGTAATAATTTCAAATTTCTTATTTCTTAATAATGCAATTTCACTAGTTAATGCTTCAATTTCTTGTTGTGCATATTTAATTTTTGATTGTAAAATACTTGTATTTGAATTCAATCTATTATATTTATCCACATTGTGATTATATTGAGTTTTAAGTTCATTAATTTTTGTATTCAACTCTTTTTCTTCTTCTGAAACACTATTAACAATATCTTCTTTTTGGCTTTCAGCTAATTTTCTTGTTAAGTCATTACCTAATAATGTTAATTCATGTAATTTTGCATCTTCAAAAGGCTTGTAATTTTGTTGTAATGATAATTTTTGAGTTTTTAAATCAGCTAATTTTACTTGATCATATTCAGGTTTTCCATTTTCAGTTTGAATATTATATATATTAATTTGATTATCAATGTCTTTCATTTTTTTATTATATGATTCTATTAAATAATTATAATTTTTAAGGTTTTTTGTATAGTCATTAATAATATCAATATATTTTCCAGTATCCATTAATTTTTGATCTATATCAATATTTAATAATTCTTCAATAAATTTTCTCAAAATTTTTGGGTCAACACCTAAACTAAATTTATAAGGATTAATTAATGCAGTTCTTAAATTAAGTTTTTGTTCTGTTTTAAATCTTAGTCCAAATATACTATCTATATATTGATAATATTCTTTTTGGTTTTTACATTTTCTATCATTTGCATAAAAATAATTTACTTGTGTTTCTTCCCCATTTTCTTGCAATTTATAGCCAAATTTTCTTTGAAATGTTTGACCATCATTCATAGTAATTGTTACATCTAATAATTCATTATGGTTTAAATCATCAATGTTTCCATCATCTTTTTCTCCATAATCTAAAGTTTCACCTGAAAGCATCCAATTTAATGCTTCAATAGTAGTTGTTTTACCACAACCATTTTTTCCATAAACTTCATTAATTAAACCAATGTTATCATATTTAACATCTCTTAATGCCCTAAATGATTTAATATATACTTCTTTAATAAAGTTAATCATTGTTTTTTCTTCTCCTTTTCAATAATGATTTTTGTGCCATTTTTATTTTGAACTAAGACAATACCTAATTTGTCTTTTGGATTTAAGTTCAATTCTTCTCTAATAAAAATAGGAATGGTTAACCTACATTTACTATCAATCTTTAATGTGCTTTTGTATTTGATTATATCTTCCATTTATTCTTCCAATAAATCATCACTATAAATATGAACTTCTTTTTTCTGATATGGTTTTGTTGTAATAATCAAACTACCCTCAACTGCTTGTTTATTTTCTAGATCATTTAAAACTTTATAAAATTTTTCTTTTGGAACACCTGCTTTAATAGCTGTCATCATAACACTTATAGCAAAATTTTCTTGGTATTTTAAACCATTTTCGCCATTTTCAACTAAGAAATAACCTTTTTTAGATGAACCAATCATTCTTAACACATCAATTTCTGGAACTTCATTTCTTCTTAGCTTTAATATGCAATGTCTTAAACGACTTTTATTAAATTCTTTTCCAAAATAAGTTGGCTTGTATTCTTTTAGTTCTTTTACTAAGTCTAATCCACTTATCGCCTTTTTTTCACTAATAATTTTATTTGTTTGTAAATAATCTAAAATCAAAACACATCTTATATTTGTTAGATTCATTGTACCTCCTTTCACAATAAATCATATCATTTTGTAGTGGGCTTGTCAACCACTTATTCCCACTTTTTGCATAAAAAAAGAAAGACATTTTATGCTTTTCATCATTTGATTATCATTGACTTTTAATCAACAACTTTCAAATACTACTGGACAATATGTCTTTCATTGATTTTAGCTGGGCGTCCCCAACAAGGAAACTAGTTCGAACATAATACCATATTTATAATAATATAATATTTTTTGCTTTTCAATATATTTAATTTATTTTCCATATAATATCAATTATTTCATTAGAACAGTTCCATAAATCATAATTTACATTATTAATCAAACATGTTAAATGACCATTTAATCTGATTAAGAAAGTTCCTATTGGATTTAATTTTGCAAATTCTTTTACAGTATATCCTTTATAATTATCTAATCTTTCTAATCCATAATATTCTTCAAGCAAAAATCTATAACAGCAAGGACATAAAGCATCACATTCATATAAATCCGCTATATCATATAATTTATCTTGAATTACATAATAATCTTCATTTAAAGCAAGTGAAATAGCTTTATTTACACAATCTTCTTCTATTTTATTTAAAGGGTTTCTATTATAAAATTGAAACTTCAATTTATTCACCTAAAACAATAGAATAAAGATAAGTGCATAATTTTTCGCCACCACGGACTTCGACATCATCATCTTTAAAGAAGTCAATAGCCATTTTTACAAAAATTGTTGGATCATTTGTAATATCGCTAAAATCTGAAACAAACATTAAATATGCTGCAAAAAATTCATCTTCTGTATAGTCATCAAATGAAGCACCTATACTTCTTGCATGTTGAACAACTTGTTCTTTTGTCATTCCATATTTATCTTTACTTTTTAATTTGCTAATCCAATCATGCAAATCTTCCTTATAATCATAATCATAATCATAAGAATCATTATAACCATAATCACGACTTCTACTTATTGCACCATATCCCATAAATTCCATTGGTCTATCTTGATATGGTTCTTCATAGTCTCTCATTCTTCTTCTTGACATTCTATCCATTCTTCTTGAATAGTCCATCATTGGCATTCTTCTATCTCTAATTGCCATATTTCTTCTATCTCTTATTGTTCTTCTCATAATATCACCTATAATACTTTCTCTACATTAAATACAACACTTGTAAATGTTGCGCCTACGCCTGTATTTGTAAGTGTTAATGTTTTTGCTTCAGTTGTTAGATTGCCTAAAACACATGAACTATTTACAATTATGAAATAATCAATAACAAAAGTTCTTTGTTCCGTTGTAGCAGTTGTTATTGTTTGAGATGATAAAGCACTTGGAATTGCAAAACCATTTTCGTTTAATTGAACAATTAAATCACCTGCTGTAGTTCCAAATCCAACTAAAGTTGCAGTTATATGGTACATGCCTGGTTGATTTAATCTTACTGAATTTGAATTAGTAGCAAATGTAGTAATACCATTACATTTTTTACAATATTTTCTATATACACTTCCTAAATCAATAACACCATTAGTTAATACTGTTTGAGAAGTGGTATTTTTTAAACCTAATAATAACATTTTTATCTCCTTTTCTTAAAAAAAGCATAGTGCGTTATGGACACTATGCCTATATGTTATAGGATATTAAAATCCTTTTTTTAGGATAGTTAATCCTTTAATTATTGAATTGTTGACCCATTGCAACCATAATTGCAACAGTAAGGGTTTTGCACTGTGTATGCTGGAATTGGTGAAGGTCTTAAAGCATTAATAATATAATTGTTTTGAGCTGCTTGTGAAGCTGCTAAATTTAATGCACCAACTTTAGATTCAAGTTCTGCAATTCTTATATTCTTATCTTCAATTCTTTGTGCAACTAATTCATCATGAATAGCTCTAAAGTTAGCATTTTGATTGTCTATAATATCTCTTGTTGTATTTTGAATTGTATTTTGAATAGCACAACCTTGAGTTGCTAAATTATAATTGATACCTTGAATTGCTGTTTGGGCTTTGCAGCAACAATCTGCTAATTGACTTGAAACACCTTGAATTGCATTTCTTGTTTCATAACCATTTTGCATAATTGCAGTATTTGTTCCATTGAAACCATTTAACAAACTTGTGTTCATTGCATAGAATCCATCACATAATCCATTTTGAATGTATCTTGATTGATCAGCTAAACCGCTAAATCCATCACTAAGTTGGCGTTGAATAGTTGCAAAATCACTACCTAATACATAATTATCTGCTGCACCTGTTGAACCACGATTGCCATAGCCAAATCCATTACCACCCCATCCAAAGATAAGGGCAAATAAGATTATAACAACCCACCATGATGATCCATCTCCATTCCATCCATTAGTACCAGAACCTACATTGACTGGACTATCAGTTTCTAAATATGCCATACATTTCTCCTTTCATTTTTAAAAACTATTTATATCTAAATCTATTTAGTCGACATTATAGATTTGATACCTAAAATTTTATTCCCATATTTCTCATTGCTTGAGAAATGGAATTTACATCAACACCATTTTGTTTTCCTAATTGTTCAGCAAATTGTTGAGGTGTTAGTCCACTTTGCTGCATTTGATTTAAGATTGCTCTTGCATTAGGATTTTGTTTCATTAACATATTAATCATTGCATTAGGATTACCTTTACATTGGGAAATCATATTAAATAACATCATAAATTGATTATTCATTATTGTTTTCCTCCATTAAAGCCTTTGCTATAAGTTTTTTGTAAGTTGCTTGATAAATTATTCAATTTATCTTGAAAACTCTCTAAAACAGCTTTTAAATCGCTTATATCTTCTTTTGTTGCATAATTAGTAAATGTAACTCTTTCTTTTTCTTCATCTTGTTGTTTGCCTATTTTATCAAGTGGCACTTCTTTTAATGAAAAAGCCTGAATTTCACATTTGCCTTCGTTGTCAGCTTTTTTTATAAATAAAGTATTTGAATCACTATCTCTTAAATAAACAGTTGTATTTGGAAGTACAATATGTGTTTTAGCTCCAACTAAACCATTAACAAAAGTTAAAGGAATGAAATTTTGATTTTGTTGAATATTATTTACTTGTGGTTGTGCCATTTGTTGCATAGGTGGTTGTGAATAAGGGTAAGGGTTTTGTGGCCTTGGTATTTGTGTTTGTTGTGGATTAAAGCCATAACCGCCATAACCATATTGATCATAATAATTGCCGTACATAATTTTCTCCTTAATGTAGAATTTGTTTTACATAATGAAAGCGCTTTCTACATTCTTATAATAAAGCATAATCAAGTGTCAAATAGTGCCAATTTTAAATAATAAAAAAGACTAGATATTTAATCTAGTCTCATAATTAGTTTTAACCTTTTTAACTAACCTAAATAGCGTTCTTCTTGATATATAATTGTTCATTGTAAACTTATCTGTTGAAGTATCTCTTTTCTTATGCAAATAATCATAAACTATTTTTACATCATTGATGGCATGAAATGTTTTATCATCTTTTGACCTAAAAATATGAAAGAATATAACACTTACAGTTGTTTCTATCATTCTATTAAAAAAATAAGATATTAATAATATTGAGCCATAAGTTATTATTGCAAATATAATAGTGCAATAAATTCTATATATATTCTCTTTTTTAGATTTTGTATCTTCTACAACACTATTACTTTTGTTACAAATAGAATTATCATTATAATTGCGACTGCTAATAAGCTTCCTAAAACTGCACTTATAATTTTCCATTTTTTGTTTGATTTGAAAAATACTAACCAAGCACCCATTTTTGTCATCTCCTTTCTTTAATGAATACAAATAATAAATATAACACATTATATAAATATCTATTGAATATATAATTACTACTATTGATGGTAAATTATTTGGATTAATTTCAGTAAAACTTACACTTTTTATAATCGATGATATAAAAGTAAAAATGAAAGTTATAATTAATCTAAATATAGTTCTTAACCACTGCTTAGGTTTAAAAATAATTAATGGTATAATCATTAGAAAATCTATATAATTTATTATAATAATATTTGAAAATAATACTTTTATAATCCAAAAACATATAATTAAAATTGATATAATAATAGGTTTATATTTAAAAAGCCTTTCTTTTAAAATTGCATAAATAATAAGTATCCATTCCAGATAATACATTGCAAATTTTAAAATTAATGTAAGATATACATTATTATCTATGAAAGAACATATTTCAATAAATTTTTCATTTTGACATGTTATAACAATATATTTATTACTTATAATTGTTATTAACCAAACTAAAAATAACATAAACCAACATGATTTTATTAATAGATAAAATTTACTGCTATTTTCTTACACTTTCAATAGTCATTACCTCCTAAATATAAAAAAGTGCATATTAATTATGCACTTCAAATTATTTTAAAGCATCTTCATATTTTGCAATTTCTGCTTTAATGGATTCTACCACTTGTGTAGCTCTAGTTAATTCTTTTTGAGTTTGATTCAATTCATCAACTTTTAAATTAAATTCGTTAGAATCGCCAATTCCTTTATCACATAGTTCTTTTAATGTTTTTAAAGAATTAGTTAACTCATTGACTTTTGCATCGTATTTACTAGTTTCTTCTTCAGCAATTTTTAATTTTTTGTTTAAAATCTTTAAATGTGATTTAATTGTGTTTCTTGCTTCAGGACTTAATCCTTTAGTTACACCATTAGATAAATTTTGTAGATATTTTCTTGCGCTTTCAATAGTACCTACGCCAACCCATTTAACCTTATCTCTAATTGAAAAGAATACAAATAAAATGCTTATTAAACCAAAAATGACTTTTCCACTAATTTGCCATGCAGTTTCTTGAGGTAACCAGCCTAATACAAAACCAAATTTATCAGTAATGTACATATATATCACAACACATGCGTATGAAATATCAATGCCGAAACCAATAATTTGATGCCAATAAAGTTTGATCCAAGTAAATAATTTTTTCATTAGTCGCCTTTCCCCTTTCGTTGTTTTAACAATAAGATTTCCAAGTTCTTCACCTGTTTTAGTAGGATTTTCTGCAATGTCTATCGCTTTCATACAAGATTGACTATCCACTAATTTATCAATAACATGAGTTCTATTTTTATTACTTTGTTTCTTATCACTTTCAATACATGTCTTAACCACCTTTAACACTCCTATGAAAGCAAGAATCAAAATAACAATAGAATAAATTAATTGGATGTTTTCTTTCTTGAAAGATACAAGTATGCAAGATGTGAAGCCTAATAACATTCCACATACTATATCCCAATACTTTTTTATGAAGTTCACATTACATGCCCTCCCACATTTTATATTAACACTATTTTAAATAATGTTAAATAACGTTTTAATTCCAAATATTAATTATACCATATTTATTTAATAAAGATAAAATTATATAAGCTATTAATGCTAACATTCCTATAATCAACACTGTAAAAGCAATAGAGCGTGCAATTTTACCAAACTTAGATATTTCTTCAAGTAAATTGTTAATTGCACCAAATAAAGTTTTTATTATTGAAATTGGTAAAGTTATAAAAACTGTAACGATTGTATAAAATGGTAAAATTAAAAATAATAAGAATATTGATAAGCCTTTTGTAATTGGTTCTTTTACTCCACCCCATGTTAATATTAATTTCCATTTTTCATAAAATGCTTTGTCTATTTCATTTAATGCACTAACTTTTTCAGCTTCTTTTTTTGCTAAATGAATATCTTTATTAGTTTTGGCAGATTCTTTAATTGCTTCTTTTTTTGTTGTAGCTACTTCGTTAATAAAGTCTTGATCTTTTAATGCCTCTTTATTTGCTACTAGTTCTGTTAAATCATTTGCGTTTTCATCAATAGTTTTTTCATTATTATAAGCAAATGTTGGTAAATCAGGATTTGCATCAGCTTTTACAATTTCTTGATTTTCATTTTCTTGAGATATTAATTCATTTGTTTTGTTTTCCATTCAAATATTCCTCTAAACAGTTGTTACATCATTCTCAACTTTTGTAATTAATGTATCAAATTGAAGTTGTGTTAAAAATGCATCTTTAAGTTTATTAGTTGTTTGCATGTGATTCTTTCTCTTTTTGTTTTAAATAATCTTGATATTCTTCTTCTGTAACTTCTACATAATTACTTGCAATATCATAACTACCTAAGTAAATTGCACTTTCATAAATATCCCCATTTTTAACATTTTTTAAGTGCATGTTTTTGTTTGGTTCAAGTTTACGAACTTGAATATTTGCAGTTGTTGTTTGTTCTTTCATAAAATAATTTTTTCCTTTCTATATTATGCAAGTGTCCAACCTTTTCCAGTTGCAATTGCTTTATCTTCATCAGTTAATTGTGCTAAATTAGTAGCTCCCATTTTTAATGTTGTAGTTGCAGTGACAGTTGCTAAATTATTTAAAACAACTAATAATGCCTCTCTAGTGAGTTTTGCTGCTGAAATGTCAAAATTTACTTTCATACCATAGCATTTAATACTTGTTAAATTATAACAACCATCAAACATAGATCTCATATTAGTCACATTTGTTGTATTTAATGCTGGTATGGATGTTAAACTCATACAACCACTAAACATATATTCCATATTAGTCACATTGCTTGTGTCTAATGTGGATAGTTCTAAAATAATTTGTGATTTATTATTTTCATATCGATGTGCACAGCTAGTTAAATTAGTAGGATTTTTGATTTCACCACCTGTTGCATTTTGCAATACATTAACTTTTCTATTCAATTGGCTAATATCATCATTCGTTCTACTTACTTCGGTTTCTAAATTATTAATACTTGTAATATTAGCATCTATAGCTTTCTTGATTACATAATTTTTTACTGCATTACTAGATTTTAAGCTTAAGGCATCATCTAAAGTAAAATCTTTAATGTGTTCTTCTTGATTTTCTATCTTTTTTCCATTTCTTGCAATAACAATAAATCCATTTTCACTTCTTATTATTTCTGTTGGTATTTTTTGTAATACTTCATTTAATTGTGCTTGTGTTACTGGAGCATTAGGATCTTCTACTTCGGGTAATACAAAAAAACTATTAGATGCAGTGTCTTTAAGAACTTTTTTATTTTTATCAATTAATAATTTTTTAGTTGCCATTTTCTAAGTTCTCCTTTTGCTTTTTAAAAACAATAATTTTATTACCCATTTCTATTATACTCTCTTTATCAGAATTTTCATAGAAAATCGGTTTCCAATTAGCTTGGATAAGTTGAAGTTCGGTAGGTCTAATAACACGCTTAACACCAATGATAATAGAAGTTTTAAATTTATCAGGCATAATTTCCAAAGTGCCATTAGGCAAGAGTCTTCCATATTGAGTTGTGTTCATAAATTAATCTCCTTTGCTTTTATAATACTCTAAATATTCAACGATTGCATTATTATTGATAGAATCAAAAGCTGTAATTTTGTTATAGCCATTTTTGAAAAGTAATCTAGTTAAAGATGTTGCTTCAAAAGTTTGGTCTACTGTTTTGTAAGTAATTGTAATTGGATTTTGTTTGAAGTAGTTGTTGACTTTTTCGACAGTCCAATTATTAAGTGAGTTGTCGGCTGAATCATCAAGTTTTATCATCATAACTTTGTTATTAATTGCAATACCCTTTTTATGACCTCCATCTCTCATTTCATAAGAAGAGATTAATGGTAAATCACTTGTTGTCGTTACATAAAGTTTTGAAAATTGTTCACCCCAATCGTTTCTATCTGGAAAACAATTATTGGCTGTATTTATTGCAAACCATCCACTTGGAAACAAATAATTATTTTTAACAACATTCCAACTACCATCCAACACAATCTCATTAGTTTGGCGATATACCCCATCATAAGTAAGATAATCAAACTTTCGTAAAGGTTGTTTGATTAATACTTCTTTAGTGAAAGAGTAGTATGGTTCGTATTCGGTTGGAGCTGTACTACCACTTACCAACATAGGTCTTAATACTCTATTATCATATTGTATGCCCTTTAGAAAATATAAATTTAATTTAGTAGCAGATGTTAAAGACACATTAGTTTTAGTAGTATTTTTGCTTAAATCTGCTAAAGAAACTAAAGGTGCATTCACATATACATCAATTCTACTTCCAACAGTTGTAAAAGCATTGAATGAATAAGTACCACTACCAATACTATCTTTTAAATTTATTTCAGCACTTACATTTCTCTCAGATGATACACCATTAACTGTTATTACACCATCTTTAATTTGAACTTTTATACCATTAATTTCTAAAGTTTGATTATCAAGTCCAATTAAATTCTTCCCTTTAACATTCAAGAAAGCTGAGTATTTGTCTTGATATGGTAGGAATGTTGATGGAGCTGTCTTACCTTTAACAACCATAGGCTTTAATACTGCATTTGAAACAACAGTGTTGTTGTCATTTATATAAATGCTTAAATAATCTCTAGTTTTTTCATTGTATTGATTTTCATTAATATAGTGCTTTCCATTAATATCTTGCCAACCAAGAAAGAAATTATCACTTGTTCCATAAGTATTAAGATATAAAGATGAATTTTTTAGTGGTATATCGTTAAAATTACTATTTGAATAAAAACCAACATTCAAATCATTTTTTAACTTATGTAGTATATTCCATCCTTGAACGCTAGTTGTACCATTTAAAGTAATCACACCATTCTTTATTTGGTAATTTAAACCATCTTTTGTTCCATTTACATCATCAAAACCAAGCAAATTTTTCTTATCGGCAAAGCTCTCAATGTAAGGGTCAAAGTAGGGTTCGTATGGAATTGATACATTGTCCGTTTCGTACAAACCAAATGTTATATTTGATAAATTTACGGCTGTGCCGACTGCACTTACATTTTGAGGTATAATAGTTATGCTTTTAAAATCACTAATCCATGTAAACCTTGCATGACTCAAAGAGTCATAATAAACATAAGTATCATCGTTTTTCAAAATATTAGCTTTTAATAGTATTGAGGTTTTTCGAATACTACATTGTAAAAAATAAGTTTTACCAACAACCATTTTATCAGTCATATCCTTATAATAATATTGAATATATTGCTGAGTAGATGTGCCACTTAAATTTATTTTTTGATTGCTTGCACTAAATGTTATCCCACATTTTGTAGTACTTGCAATATTAGGCAAGAAAAACAAATTACTAGACTTAACAACATTAGAAAATCCATTAACCTTAAAGTCATAACTTCTTGTAGGTTTGTTTATTCCACCTACGCTATCTTCTATTACATCACCACTTACTTTTGCTACTTTGCTATTAAATGGTGTTCTATATGGTTCAGCCATTATCAATGCTTGTTTTCTCTTTAACTTCTTGTTCATCCTAATAACCTCTTACTACTGCTTGGAATCCAGCTTTGTCTTTCCAAAAGATTATATTATAATGCTTGTTTGTGTCAGGTATAAATGTGTTATCGTTTGATACATCTTCCCCTGTCCATGTTATATCTATTGAATATGACATTGAAATTAAGACATCTCCAGTCGTAAATGATAATTCACTTGTATAGGTTTCATCGGCATCGGTTGGTAGTTCAAATTCGATTGTTGTTGCAACTACTTCCAAATTATAAGCGTATGAATCTTGTAATATCTTATTCTCTGGTATCGCACTTGCTATATGGTAGCCTAAAAAGTTTGCTATTCTATCGTTTATAGATTTAGGTGATGTAGTTTGACTATCGCTTGTCCAATCAACATCATTGCCAGTTGCAAAAGATAATTCATCATAAGGAATAGGAGTTGTTTCTTTTGTTTTATTTAATTGTTCATTAATTGTTTTTATAGCATCAGCATTTTTCTTTCCTTTAATACCTTCATAAGCAGTTCCAACAGTTTCGCCTAAGGCTATTTGTGGTGAAAGAATAGTATATTGTGTTCCAGTCCATAAATATTGTAAATTAGTAGCTTTATCAATATATAATTTGCTTTGTTTTGGTGTTATCTTTTGCGTATGTGAACTGTCAAGATAAAATTCACCATTATAATAATAACCCTCTATAGCATCATAAACACTCTCTGGTAATTGGCTAGGAAGCACTTTCCCATTTTCACCTAAGTCAGCTTTTAACTTCATCTTTTCATTAAAGTATTTTAATGGAATAGGATTTTTATCAGTAGTTGGTTCTTTCTCAATATCTACATAATCTTTAAATATAGCCTTAACATAAAGCGAAAATAGATTATCTTGAATATTTAATAATTCTTTCAAGTTATCACTTGATAATAAGCTAAAAGGTGCATTCTTTGATAAATAACGAGTATCAGCTACTTTTCTATTTAATGCCTCATTATCTTTTGTTGCATCACCAATTTTAATATTCCCATTTTCATCTCTTTTAGCTAAAGAATTTTGTGTTGCTTCATTATCAATATCAGTCATTGTTTGACTGGTGCTCTTACCCCATCACACATCAGGATATTCTTATCAATATCAGTCATTGTTTGACTGCCATCTTTTGATTTGGTATATGCTTGATCTTTATCAGTTAAATTATTTACTTTATCTAGTTTCTTTTCTAATTCAACCCTTAATTTTTCATTTGTAATATATTCATCAGGTATTTCAAGATAAACAGTATTACCATCTTGCACTACATCTAATGTTTCAGAAATAATTCTATTAATTCTAGTTAATTCACCTTGTTGAGTTCCTGTCTTTGCAACAAAAACACTTCTACATATATTAGTAGTAATTACTTTTAAATTTTCATCATTAAATCCAACTAAATATAACATGAAAGATGGAAACTTAATTACTTCTTATGGGATTTCGCATATTCCATTTTTCATATCTTGTACTACAAACCAATTTGTACCATCAGTTGTAAAAAATACATTAATCTTTCTAACATCATTCCAATCAGAAGTAAATGTAAATTTTGCATATAAATATTCACTTGAATTTTCAACTGGATTTTCTCTATCAGTTCTTTTTATTATTTGTTTATTAACATCAAATTGTAATTGCATTTTTTAACCTCCTAATTCACTATATTATTGCTATTTTACCAACAATGTACAATGAAGCCTTTAAACTTGTCGATGAACCATTCCATTTTATATTTACACTGCGTATATATGTGTTACTATCAAAGCCTGAAACTATCGCATTAATACTAGGATTTGTATGTTGACTTACATTAGCATATAAGATTTCCCTAAGTATTACATTTGAATTGTTTAATCCTAATGGAATATCTATACCTTGGCTTTCAGTTCCAACAAGAGTTAAATTATAAGCATAAATCTTTAAAATTCCATTGCTTGAACATTCATAATTTATTTTAAAATTTTCATTCGCATAATTATATCCTTCAAAACCAATAAGTTCAAAATATGGTTTATTATATATTTCATTTGGGTTGTGATACTTTAATTGCATTGTAAAATAAGAGGGAATAAAATAAATACTATTCCCACCTAATATAATAGGGTATGTTGTGCTATTATAGCCTATATATATGTGTTGATACTGTATTGTTGTTAAACGACTTAATATTTTATTAATATTATGTGCTATATTGTCATTGTAGTTTGAGAAAACATAAGTCTTACCTTCTTTTAGTTCTAATGTATTTTTAGTAATTAAAATTAATCCCTCACTAGAGGTAAAATCAATTATTGTTGCATTATCTGGATTTACAATATTATTAACGCTATCAACAATAACATTCAAGTTTGCTGCATTTAATGGAGTGCCATTTTTTGAAATATTAGCATTTCTATATAGTTTAATATTTTCTTGCGTTCCATCATCTTTTTCCATAATAAAACTATTTAGATTAGTTCCTTGTTCATCAACAAAATATTCTATTGCATTGCTCATAATTTTCTCCTTAATTATTTAAAATGATTTTCATTTGTTCCATATTTCCATTTATATTTGACATAGTTTGACCGCAACTTAGTAGACCACATATATTACTAGAATATTGCCTATTCCCTATTACATCTAAATTAGCTCTTAATCTAGCTTCTAATTCATTAGCTTTTTGATAATTAAAATATTCATAAGGGTTTGTGTAATTTAATGGTAGTTTTTCTATTTCTGTTATTTGATTTACTTCACATAATATATTTAGATTATTTTTTATTCTGCAATAATCTTGTAAATCAGGAATATCTTCAATAGTATAATCATTTTTTATTACAACGCTATATAATAATTCTTTTATTGATGTTGTTGTTGGGAAAAAGTTGCCATAACAACTCTTTATATATTTATTATATGTTTCAATTCTATTAAATTCAATATCAAAATTATAAATGCTAGATCTAGTCCATTCTTTACTCATAAATTATTTTCCCTCCAATGTTTGTTTAATTGATTTTGTAAATTCTGTTTTTGAAATGTTGAATTTCTTAATCACTTTAATTGGTTTAAAACTTTCACCACCACTTGTATCGTGAGTTGTATAACCAGTATCTAAAGTGCATAAATCTCCTAATTCGATATATGGTAATGATAAATGAGAAATTGTATAATTAAGATTTCCTAAATTTAAAAATCTATGTGCTACTTGATCTACATTAATATCAATTAATGGATTATTGCTAATCGTTTTTAATTTTGAATTTTCTTCATCATAACTAAGTGATTGATATAATTCAGTTGTAGTTGTAATATTGAATACTTCGCCTTTTATAGAAAGTGTATCAGCATTTATTTTTAACTCTAATTTAACAGCAGTTGCAGATAAATGCACAATGTTTACAACATTATAAAAATCATCTTTTGTATATTCAGTTGAATTAATTGTAATTGATTTAATTGATTTAACTGGTAATTCACTAAATTGCAAAATATGAGTTCCTATTTGTAATGCATCAGTTGAATTAAATATTTCTTTGGTAGTTGTATAAATAGGAATTAGTGAATAATTATACTTTGTTATTTTTACTTGTTGATAATTTCCTATTTCTTTATATAATAAATCATCATTTTTATTGAATTGATTTACTGATGTATTTTGAATTGCTTTTATATTAATTATTCCATAAGCATCTACATAAACAAAAGCATTTTGTGATTCACAAACTAATCTTAATGCTTCTCTAAATGAAACGCATGGAATATAACCATTTATACTTGTATGTGTTAATGAATCATCAATTTTATAATTTACAATATTATAAAAGTTAAATAAATCTTTTAATATTACATCCATAGTTTGTGACATATACATTTGGCTATTAGTATAAATTTTATTTATATAATAAGTTGTATCATAAGAACTTATTTTTAGTTTTTTATTTTCATTTGTTAATTTATCAACTGCAAAAGTTCCTAGTGGTATTGATTGATAAACTCCATTTACTTTTAAATAATAAGTTATAATTAAATTACTTTGTGGTTTTAAAATACTTAATTTATTATTTGGATTTAAAATATCAAAATCATTATTTTTATCAATTATAGTTATGTTTGCTGAATTATAAATAATATCAGTATTATCTAAACTTGTTTCGTTTATAATATCTATATCTTGAATATCAGTATTTTGAAAAAGATTAATCTCACCAAAATTAATTTCATCTATTTTAATTCTTCTAAATGGCTCTTTGGTTTTTACAAACATTATTCTTATTTCATCAATTTTAAAAGATACATTTTTTAATTTGCTTTGATACACTAAGCTATTGTTATTTAAAATTCTTGCTGATGCAACTTCACTATTATTAAATGAGTATATAATATCAAATTCTTCAGCTATTTCTTTAAAATATATAATTAAATTTGTAAATGGTACTGGTTCACTAAAACTAAATGTAATATCAGGATTATCATCTATAAAATAACCAGCTTCACTTGAAACATCTAAAGACCAATATGCAATATTTTGATTTTTATTAGGCTTTGTTTTATCAACTATAAAAAAATAAGAGCCATCTAAAATAACTCTATTAGGTTCACAACTAATATAATTTTTTGAAATAGTTATATCATCGTAAAGGTTTTGAGTATTAGAAAACGGCTCTTCATTTGAATGAGATATAGAAATAAATGATTTTATTTTACTATTAAATAAACCATATTGAATGGATAAATAACCTTCTCTTGTTTTAGCTTTACATGCTTTCTTAAAATCATTACTTACATCAATCATTTTTAATCTCCATTAATTTCTTGCTATGTTTTTAATTATTACTAAACTATCTTCTGGATCGGTTGAATCATCATAAGGAGTAATATCAAATTGAATAAATGGAACTGTTAGGCTTTTCCATATTTGATTATCTTTCAAAAATATGTATAAATCATCTTTAATATCACCATGATAACATAGCATTTCTTTTTGATCTTTACTATCATTATCATAATACACTAATGTAAAGCTAGGTGGTAGACTTTTTAAAATTTTAACTAAATCTATTCTTTCTTGAGAATTAGGAACTATATTCCAAGTTACATCTAAACTTTGATAATGACCTATTCTTTCTCTTAGCATTAATCCATCATTTTCATTTCTTCCACTACCTTCTTTATCAACATCTGAATAAGTTGGAGTAAGACTTGATGGATTAGGCAAAATATATTCATAATATTTTTTTTCTTCTACTTCAGTCTCAGTATATTTTACTTCTTGACCAGTAGCTTCATCTATCAAATAATAATAAAATCCACTTGTTGAATCTCCACCTTTTTTAAATCCTAATTCTTGATAGTTAGAATCATTAAGAGTTACAGTATTAGTTTCTATAACTCTTGAGTATTTAACTTTTAATAAATTTACTTCATCTTTAATAGTTTCAGTATCATCAACTTTAACCCATCCAATTAATGAATAAGTTTCAAATAAACTACTATTTATTTCTTTTATTGTATTACCATTTTTTATTTTCATAGTTTATTCTCCTTTAAAAACCATTTTTGCCTTTTCTCATTGAAACTGCATTTAGATCATCATATAATTGTTCGCTTACTTTTCTACCATTTAAAACAATAGGTTTTTCGTTATTTTCTTCGTATGCTTTAGTTATCATATCACCCATTCTATAAATAGCATTTACAACAGGTATTTGTCCCTCTAAAAATACTTCTCTCATTTTATTTTCAGGGGTTACAATTTCAGGATTTCGCTTTGCTCCTGCATACTCAGCTACTTGTACTGTTGTAGGGTTATCCAAAACACCACCTTTTGCTAATTGTGGAATTGCTAAATCATTGCTCATAGTTGAAGAATAGCCTTTAATTGCAGCATAACCAGCTGCAATACCACCTAAAATTAAAGGTATTGCTGTTCCTAAAGAAGCTGTAGAGTGAAACACCATAAAAGCACCAGCAGCTATCATTGCCATACTTGCTGCTGCAAAAAGGGCTGTAGCAATCTCTCTCAATTGTGTTGGTATCTTGTCTAAAAACGCTACAAATGCAATCGAAGCTATCATAACTCCAAGTGTTGTTACAATAGAAGTCAACGATAAACTTAAAAATGATAATGCAAGATTTAGTCCTTTAATCGAAGCTATTATTGTTTTAATTCCACTAACTATTTTTGCCCAGTTCATTACTACATTAATTGTAGTAGCTATCGCTGCTAATATGATGTATGTCGTTTTAGCCGCAGTGCTTAAATCATTCCATCTTAATACTAATTGAATTAATGATGAAACTAAAATTCCATTTGTTATATTTTGAATAAATTTTGTATTATTAATAGTATTAACTGATTTTAGTACAGTTAGTAAAGATGATCCTATTTTAATAATCCAGGAAGCAACACCTATTCCAACTATTGCTAATAATACTTCTTTCATTATTTCAAGCCTATTGTTAATTTTTTGTAATTTTCCATTGCTATCATATTCATAACCAAAGAAACTTAATATTGATTTAGCAATATCTTTAGCTTTCATATTAATTTTATCTAATTGAGTATAATATTCTTTTAAATGGTCAGTAATTACTGGATCTATACTTAATGCTCCATTTACACCACTTGTTGATGAACCTAAAGTGTTAATTTGATCTAAGCCTAATAATTCTCCTGTTAAATTATCTACACTCTCAGAAACATTATCTACAATGTCAGCAGTATCTTTTAATCCACCAAATTCTTGTGAATAATCTATTCCTTCGGCATCTTCTTGTAATTTAATAAATTGTTTACCAAGTTCATTTAAAGCCATTAATAAACCATTTATGAATTGTACTACTGGTTTTAAGTTATATAGGATTAATTGCCCCCAAGTAGCCCCAAATTCAGTTAATTGTGATTGTAATATTTTAATTTGGTTAGAATAGTTTTCAATGGTTCTTCCAAAGTCGCCTGTTGCACCAACTTTTTCTAATTGTTGCTCTACAGCTATAATTCTTAATAATCTTTTTTCAATTTGGCTTAATTGTCTTGAAGATTTTGTACCTCCAAATTCTTTATATAAAGCCATAATAGTTGTATCACTAACATCAAAACCAGATTGACCCCTAATAGGTCTTATAGATCCTGAAAGCATTGATTGGAAAGCTAACATTGTACTTTCAATACTTGTATTAAATAATGAAGAGTAATCGATAGCCATTTGTGTCAATGTTCTTGCAATCATAGCAGATCCATCATCGGTTAAGCCTTTTAATGATTTTAACATATTATTAAATGTTGCTGTATAATCCATTAAAACTTGTCTACTAAATCCATAAGTTTTACTTAATTTATCAATAAATTCTAAGTTTTTTTGATATGATTCAGGAGAATTAATTTTATTAAAAGATATTTGAAACTTATTTAATATTTCTGCATAATCACTTGCATCATTAACAAATTTGCTAAAATATTGAGAAAAATACTTCAAATTATTAACTAATGCAATCATCATCCCTGTATTAAAAGCTAATTTTAAGTTATTTACTTGTTTAGTAGTTTCTTTTAGAGATTGGTTTGTTTTTTTAAAATTTATATTTATTTTATTGTTAGCAGTGTTTTGTAGTTGCTCTAATTTAGATATTAACCCATCTATATTTGCTAAAGCAGTTTTTGAATTAACCTTAGCTTCTATTTCAACATTGCCTACATTATAAGTTGCCATTCAATACCTCCATTAATAACATTGAAGTAATCTTAATCTATATTGTTCTTCCAGATTTTCTTTTGTTATTTTTTTTATGCTTAATTTTTCTTTATGATTTGGATTTTTAATCATTTCATTTTGTTTTTTATTTTGTTCTTTTATATATGCCATATAAAAATTTTCAGTTGGATATTGTTTTATCTCACCTTTATTTTTTGCAAAAATATTTCCAGCAACTAATGTTAATGCTTCAAAATTATATAAGCCCTGGGTATGAGCTAAATTATGAATCTTGCTAAAATAAGCATTTTCATAACAATAATAATATTCTATATCGCTATTCCAAAATTCATCTATTGACATTCCATACTCTAGGGCTTTTTCAATTAATTGGTAATAATAGACATCTATATCTTCATTAACAATTTCATATATATTTAATATATAATTAATACAAATTAAATAGTAATTGGTTTCATTTAACTTGCTAAGTTCTTGTTTTCCCAATCCCATGAGGTTTGTTGCGGAGTTCCTCTTTCCGCAGTTGTAAAAACTTGTTTACATATTGCATTAATTAAAGAAACTACATAATCAAAACCTTTTTCTTCACTTAAATCATTTTCAATTTTTTCAAATTGATCTTGTTCTAAATTGTATTTTGCTTTAAGCATTGCATAACAATATTTTTCATTTAATTCAAACAATATATCTTCTTGTTCTGTTGTATTGCTATATGCAACTTTTAATAATTGTGGATTTATGCTTGTTTCAAGATTGGTTTTTTCTTCATCAGTTTTAGCATTTTGAATTTTCTCTTGTAATTCTTTTAATTCGTTAATACCATTAGAACCTAATGAATCTAATAATTCTTTGTTAAATTTCGTTTCTATTGCTTTTAATTCTTTTCTATATTCTTTTTGCATTTTAAAATTTGCAATAAATTCATATCTTGTATTGTCAATTTCAATATATGGTGTCATTTTAATTCTTCTCCTTTTAATTTAATTTTATCATTAAGCTAGTTTTTCAGCTATTACTGTTACTAATGTTGTCCAACTACCATATCCTGCTGAACTTGCAGTAATTTTTACAACACCTGAACATGTTGAAGTTGCTGTAATTGTTAATTTTGCTGGTTTGTCATTAGTTGCAGTATCTACTTTACAAGTAATTGTTGATGTATCACTTGTAGCTGTAAATGTTGCACTTGAGATGCTTGAGACCAAGTCTAATGTAGCAGTTGCATTTGCAGATTCTTTAGGAATTGAAATGCTTACATCATTTGGTACATTACTTGTAATAAAGCAAGTTTTTGCCATTAATGGTCTTACATCATAAATTGGCTCAGTAATTAATTTGTTTGCAATAATAGTAACAGTTCCTGTTAATTTATCACTTGTTGCATCATCAGGTTTAAAGTCTATTGTTCCTTCAAACATAATTCCTGTTCCATCAGGATAACTTGCTAAAAATTTACATTGCTTTCCTACATATTGTGATAATCTATAAATATTATCTTTATGCCATAAAAATTCGGTATCTTTATCATCAATAGTTTGCTTACCTCTAATTTTTGTAATAACTTTACTTGTAAGCAAATCTACATCTACTGTATTTGTTGAGCCTACAATACTTGGTACTGTCTCTAATGGAATTAATATTACATATTTGCCTAAAGTTTCATCAAATACATTTAATTGAGAACCAATGCCATTTTGCGCTCTTGTATCATCAAAATTGTCATATAAATTTAACATATTCTTTTTTCCTTTCTTTAATCATGGTATATGTAATTTCTTTCCATATCCCATTTGCATGAAAAATGTAATGTATATTGCGAAGCGTTAGATGAATTAATATTTATAAATCTAGCATCTAACCCACCTGTCATTCTATAATATCTTTGCATTACATCTATTACTAAATTTGCTAATTCTTCGCAAATAATATCGCTATTAATTTTATTAATTGGAATTGCATAAATATTTATTTCATAATTTAAGTTTCTAAATTCTTGTCTTTGATTATAATCACACGATACACTATTTAATGTATTTGTTATTTCTTCAAATACAACCATTGGATAACTATTTTTAATTGAATATTTTTTTACTTCAGGGTTATAAATTGAATATTTTTTAATATAAGTTTTTAATGTTTCAAATACTTCATTACTTTTACTAAATACATTCATTTACTTAACCTCCTTAGTTTTTTATCAATTAATTTTTGATAGATTTTTAACCATTGTTTAGAATCCATATATTCAACTAATGCTTTATACATAAATGATTTTGCACCATAACCCCAAGTAATTATTCTTTTTCCATTTGGTAATGTGAAAGACCAGCCATCAACATTATGATTATTTACATCATATTTATAGTTTTGCTCTTGAGCTAACTTATGTGGACTTACTTTACCTTCGATACCAATACCAAATTCCATTGCTGCACTATTAGGATCAGTATTCACTAATTTTGCACTATTACCATTAATTATAATCATATAATCTCTAGCAAAACTTGTAGGATGTGGAAAATCTTTATTAACTGTTTCATCTAAATTTTTAATTGCTCTTTTTTCTATCCATTCTAAACTTTTTGATAAAAAATCTTGGTCTATATTATTTTGATATTCCTGCAATTTTTTTAATTTATTAATAACTTTTCTTGTACTAGTTGTATTACTCATTAAATTTTAGTAAATGGAGATGAAAAATAGCTTAAATTTTCTTCAACTTTTTTCCATCCTTGGTCAAGATATATAGATAAGTGAGCTTCGTTTATGGTTTTAATAATACCATCTTTTTGTACTTTAACTTCTTTCATATTTTCTCCTTTTAATTTTCATCAATTTTTATTTTTTGAAATAATAATTTTATAACAATATTTTGTGGTTGACATGCAATTAATTTATAATTTGCATTTTCACAATCTTCGTTATCTTGTAATGCAATACTTAAATCTTGCAAATCTTCATCTATTAAATATGCCCTATCACCTCTATGGAATTTTCCAATAAAACTTTTTGGAATATAAGCAGTATACATTGTATCTACTTGCTCTCCATATCTTTGTGCATCAACTGAATTTGTTCCAGATGGCATTAACAAAAAATTAAAATATTCAGGTGTTTGAAATGTTTCAATATCATGTCCATAATCATCTTTTGTAATAGATTTTCGATTTGCTATATAACAACCTGTTGGCATTAATATATCTCTCCTACTGCTAAAATATTATGTAATGATGTTAATCCTTCGGCTGCTTTTGTCCAGCTTACACCATTTTCACTATAAGAAGTAAAGTGTCTTGCATCACTATGATCTATTAATTCAAACATTACATCTAATAATTTTCTTTGATACCTATAAGGTACTTCTGTTGTTTCATCAAAATCAGAGATATATATGGCATTAAGCAATTCTTCTTTTGCTAATTCATAACAATCATCTAAATCTTCATAAGAAATCCAATTATATTTTCTTTGGCATTTATATATATATTCATCTTTTGTCATTTGTGCCATATTATATCTCCTTTCTCAATGCTTAATTTTATTTATATTTGATAATTCTAATTTTATCAATATTTGGACAAGTTGGTGCAACAACTTCACTTGCTTTTACACTTGTACAAACTGGATCTACTTCTGACCAAGTTGTAATTGCAACACCAGTATTTACGATAGCTACTGAATCAGCAGCAGATGATTTATTCATTAAATCAGCTTCTTCAGGTGTTGTACCATATAATGTTTCGCCTAAATCTAAGTCTCCAATTAATGTAAATTTATCATCAGGATAGAAATCAACAGCAGTTGCTGTGTTATCTCTTGCTGCAACATATTGTTTATCATTTAAGAATAATTTTAATCCTGTAACACTTTCTATATAAGCAGTAACATTTTGCTCAGTTGTATATTGTGGAACTGGTAATTTATTAAAGTGTTCAACAATTTTAGCATTTGTTAAAAGTATATCCATAATAGCTGAATTTGCTAACATATATTTTGCACTTGTTTTTGTTGCTTTTTTAAATGCCCTCATTTCAGCTAAAATATCTTTAATTGGATCAGCACCTTCAGCATTCCATAATGTAGTTAAAGTTTTTGATTGGGTAGCTGCATTATAACCATAGTTATATTGTTTATTAACACCATTTTCAACAACTGAGATTGTACCTGTTGATAAAAGTTGCATTCTCATTCTTTCAACTGAAACTTCAGCCCCATTAATTAATTTATTAGTATCATCAAATACATTACGCATTAATTCTGCTCTATATTCTGAACCAACTCTTAAAATATCTTGTCTTAATTGTTCACCAATTTTGTATGCTTCTTTGAAAAATGGTAATTCCCCATTAATTAATGTAAGTGAAATTCTATCTCTATATAAGACATCAGCATCAAAACCACTTGCTACTAATGCAACAGGTAAGCCTTGTTTGCCTTTAACCATTTTAAAATCTAAGCCTAATTGTTTTCTTTTTGGAAAAAACATTTCTCCAATGTAAGGTGGCCTATTTGTATCCGCTTCATAATATGCTTTAATTTTTTCAGCGCTCATTAATTCTTTAAATAAATTCATATTCTATTAAACTCCTTTAATAAAAATAATATGTGGTGCTAAAGCTGTTTTTGCAGTTGCATCAATAGTTGGGCATTTTGTTAAATCAATAATACCACTAAAAATAACAGGTGCAGAATTATTTCCATCAGTAACATCTGTATCATTCATTAAAATGCCTTGTGCATTTGCGCCATCGGCTGAAGTATTAGAAACTACTAAAACTGCAGTTCTTTCTTCTAATACATTTTTACCTTTTACACCAACAGGTGTGCCTGCTGGAATAATCTTTCTTCCATCAGCATTATTTACTACACCAGTATTGCCAATTTGACATGTTAATCTAAAAGCAAGTTCTGGTTTTACTAAAATATCTTTTTGTGGTGCATCTAGGTTAGTAGTTTTTACCATTTGCATAATTTTATTCTCCTTTTCCTAAATAGTAATCTCTTGCGTTATTAGAAGTTTTTTTCTTTTCATCAAGTAATTTTTGAAATGCTGGATCGTAACTATTGGTAGTTGGCTTTCCACCATTTGGTGGTATTGGTGTTCCTCGATTAAATTTTTCTTGTTCTTCTTTTCTAACGCTATCTATTCTCTTATTGACTTCCAAGCCAAGTTCTTTTACAAATTTAACTATATCATCTTTGTTGGCTTCATAACTTGATACAATTTTTTCTGTTGTTTTGTCATCAAAACCCATGGTTAAAAATTCTTTAGATAAATAGGTTTTTCTTAATTCTAAGTTTAATCTTTCAATTTCTTTTTGTGTTTCTTCTTGTTGAAGTTTAGCCTTTTCATCTTCAGTAAGTTTAGCCTTTTCTTTTTTCTTATATTCAGAAATTTCATTGCTATATTGATCTTTTAATTTTTTTTGCTTTTCTAATTCAGCTTGTAAATTTTTAAATTCTTCTTCTGAATATGTTTTTGGTGTAGGATTTGGTTCTCCTGCTCCATTTGGGTTTGGTTCACCACTTGGATTTGGTTCGCCAAATAATTGAATGTTGTGTAATTTAAACCTATATTGGTTTTTCATCTTTTGCTCCTTGCTCTTTATAGTTTTTCTCTAACTTTTGCTCTTTATATTTTTATGGTTTTTCTCTAACCATAGTATTCAAAGAATATTACTATTCTTTTGTAACCGTTTGTTCTTTAACTGTTTGAACATTATCCATAAGCTCTTTTTTTGCTTTTGCTATATGTTCATCCATTTGACTGCCAATTAAATGTGGGTCATCACATACATCAGCAAGTTCCAAAGCAACTTCTGCTGTAAAGTTAGCATCAATGAAATATTTGAATGCTTGAGCTTTAACTAAAATATTGTTGCTCTTATTAATAGTGTATTTTATATCAATGTTTTTTGCAACTAAACTTGAAATACTACTATTATTATCTAATTTACATAATTTAATAAATTTTTTTAAATCTCTTTTTTCAAATCGTTTAATATAAGCAGTTTCGATTGATGAAATAGCTTGAGCATTTTCCCATCCACCACCATAAGTTTGTGCTTCTCCACTAACACCTTGACCAGTGTTTGAAGTAGCCATTGGAACTCCAACAATATTAAATGCATCAGTTTTACTATTTTCATATAATTGATTAATATTTTGATGATCTAATTGCATTGTAAGAGTTTTTACATCAGCTGGCATTTGTGGATTATTAGATTTTACTACTAATACTCTTTTGTCTCTAAAATCCTTAATGTTATCCATTACTTCTTTAGCATTTTGATTTATAAAAATTAAAAACGCATTAACAAATTGTTCTATATCATCAAGTTGATTGCTTCTAATAGTATTAAAAGAATTTAATTGTGATAATATAGGTTCAAAAACACCTAATCTACTTTGATTCAAACAATACTCAGTTATTGGTTGATCTATATTAATTGATTTTGTTTCAATCAAATCATAATAGTCTATTGTTGATGAATTATATCTTAAGATATAAACTGTGCCATTAGAAACATAGCAAGTATAAGTATCAACATCTTGATTTAATTCATTTTTAGTTTTAGAAATTATGCAACTAAATAATTCAGTTTCTAAAGTGTCATCAGCATAAACCATAAAAACTTTATCATTATCTAAAACTTTGTATATAAAAGGTGCTTCTTCTTCAATGTCATATTTTTTCTTTTGTGATATTGTAAATGTGTATGCAACACCTGTTGTATATATATTTTCATATTTATCTAAATCTAAACTTGATTTATCAATACAATTAATATATTGTACTAAAATACTCATTTCATCATTTTTATCTTGTCCATTATTAATATATTTTAATGGTTTGCCAACAGTAAAGCCTTTTTTAAATTGTATGATTTCATGAGCATAGTTTGTTACTTCAACATTATTGATTGTGCTTCCATCAGCTCTCATTTTATCTAAAATGTTTTGTAATCCATTTCTAAAATTCACTAAATAATCCATTTCGGCAACATTTTTATTGTGAATACCTAAAATAGTAGATAAATTTTCTTTAATATATTTTAAAGGGCTATTAAAAAATTCTTCAGGATTTACATTTATTTTTATTTTTGTTCTTCCTTTTAAATCTTCACTATTTAGAAAATTGAAAGTTCTAACATTTGTAGTTTTTGTATCTGGATCTGCCATTAGAAAACTCCTTAATATAAATTAATGCAAAAAATTGCACTTATACACTATTATTTTTAAATTATTTTTTCATTTTGTCAATATAAATTACAATAATCTAAAACTTCTATTGTATTTTCGTTATTTTGTTTCAATCTACTTTCAAGCATTGCACAGCAATCTAAGCTATCATCATGTGCAACTTTGAAATCAAAAGAATAACAAGTAATGTCTTTCATTGCTCTTCCCATAGGGCTATCGATATGGAATATTTCTCTATTAGGAAATATAATGTCATTTAAAATGTCATCACTATATTTTAGAATTTTTTCTTCCTTATTTTCTTGAGACCAAAAATCATCAACAGTGCATTCTTTATCTCCATTATTTAGTAATTCTTTTTTTATTAAATCAGTAATTAATGAAATATCAGTTGCATTTTGCTCAAAAGAAATAATATCAGCTTTATGAAATGCTGCTTTTTTACATATTTCAGGTATTGCATATTTACTAGTTACTTTTTGTTCATAGTAACAATCTACTAAATACCAATCTTTTTTCCCATCTATTGATTTAAAAATTAAAGCTGCATAATTATCTTTTCCTTTTCTACTTGGGTCTATAATTATTCTGCAAAAACAGTTATTGTCTAAAATATCTTTAGGCAATTTTTTATATGTTCTCAAGTATACCCAGTCAAATTTCATACTTTCAGGTGGCAAAGGGCTTTGTTGTTCCATAGCGTAGAAACTTCTTCTACTATTAGGTGCATCACTATGTAAAAGATCAAGTGCTTCTTCTTTAGAAAATTTTTCAGGAAAAGAACAATAGCATTTATCTTCGCCTAATTCTAGGTCTACCAACTTTGGTATTCTAATAACTACCATTTTACCATTTTGAGTTTTCTTGCAAAATTTAGCCCATTTATATTTTTGTATTTCCATATCAACACACAATGGAAGTCCTTTAGAATACTTATCAATCATCTTACAAATAAAATCTTCTCTATTATAAGATGTACCTGTAAACCATCTTTTAGTTTTAAATTGGTTATATTCACGCTTGCTCCATACACTTTGATAAGTTGAAACATCTCTTTCATGCTTGCTCACATTTTCTGCATCTTCAGCTTGTGTAATATCATCATAGAATTGGTAGTTGCCTCTTATACCACTAGTTTTTGTTTCTTTATTAAAGCAAACTAGCGAAGCTGCTTTTGTGCTATCAGCCAAAGCTATACAGTTATCTGAAATAGTTTGTCTTTTAAACATATCATCACTACCATTATATTTTCCTAAGACTGGAAAAACTTTTCCAAATCTTTTTGATTTCAACATTTCTACAACTCTAGGAACAATGCCTTCCATTGCTGTTGGATTTCCTACAACCTTGATTATATCAGCATTTACATCATAACCTAAAATAAAGCACATTATTACACAGTCGCTTTTTGAATTATGACTTACAAACCCATCTAATATAAAATTGTGAGTATCTTCAACTTCTAAATCTATCATTGGAACTTCAGTATCATCATTTTTTATGCTTATAATTTTTATCCAACGGAATTTTGCAGTTTTTATTAATTCATCAAGATTTCCATGAACTTCTAAAGGTCTAAATAAATAATACAAATAATCATCAGTAGTCAAATCTTTTGCTTGAACATATCCACGCTGTGTCCACATTCTATGTTCTGGGCTTACAATAAGTTCGACACCATTTCTTGCTGTAATTTTTACTTGCTTTTTTTTCGTATCCCACTTATTTATAATTTTTCTTAAAACTGCCTTATTTTCTCTCATAGAATAGACTAAATCGCCTATTTTTAGGTCTTTTGCTTTCTTGTATCCAGTGCTAGTTAAAATGTCTTGATTAGCGTGAAAACATTTACCATACCCAGCGGGAGTTTGTTTCACTAATGCATGAATATCATCTTCTAAAATCATTTTATTTGAATAATAGAAAATTGAACCCATTGTTTCATCCATTGTATATTTCCAGACTTTATCTTCTTCACTATCTTGTCTTTCCATATACATTGCAAAATGTGGTAATGATCTAAAACTTGCAATAGCAAAAAAATCATCTTCTAAATCTAAATAGTCGTTAAATATGACTAACTCTTTTTCATCTAATGCAGAATTTACTCTTTTGAAATTTATCAGTTTTAATTTTGCTTTAATAAATGGCAAAATCTTCTCTATTACCCACTGACACATTTCTCTTATTTTTGTCTCATTCTCTTTAGTCCTTACTTTTGCCAAATTCTCATGTATGGTGTTAGTTAAGAATAACCGAATTGTTTTCAAATTTTCCAATCGTGATTCTTCCACTACCTCATTTGACATTTTATTGTCTACATACCATTTCAACGCATTATACGCTTCATTGTATTTCGTTTCCATCTACATCCACTCTCTTCAAATTATCATGTATAATTTTTCTCACTATCTGAACATTATACCCTACAGCTTTTGCTATTGTCTTACTATCTTTCCCCTCTTCAACTGCCATCTTACAAACTGCCTGTTTTTTCTCACTCAATTTTTCAACATCTGTTTTATAGTCTAAATAACTATACTTGCTTAATTCCGCTCTATAACACGCTTGGCATATATCTCTCCCTTTTAAATATCGCTTTCTTTCCTTTAAGCATTTTTCACATATCATCTTGTACTCACCTCTATTCCATTCTATCATCTTGTAGAATTTTTTCAATTATTTTTTTCACATGGGGGGAGGGGTAACATAGGCTTAGATCCAAAAAATAAAAAAATTAAGGGGGGTAGCCTTAAAGCCTGGATAAATACAAAACATTTTTTAATCGTTTAAATAAAGCTATTTTAAAAGCGTTTTATATCTTTTATGTAAAATTATACTAGAAATATAAAAAAATAGCTCTATAAGGCTAAAAAGTGGCTTATATTTGATACTAGATAAAAATATAATAGTTGATTTTATAAAAGATGCTTAAATATTGCTTAAATATTTAAAGTGTACTTATGTCATTTTTAGTAAATTTTTAGTAGTTTTTTATAAAATTAGTAGTTTTTTAGTAGTTTTTTTCAGAGTTTGGCAAGCTGTCGAATATCTCGGCTTAAAAAATAAAAAATTGATGAAGCATGAAAATTTTCTAAAATTCAGTTGCCGATTTTCTATACAATATAATATAAAATAAACTTTAATATAACCATCATAAATATAAATATATAATCTAATATATATATATATCTTTTTTC